CGACGGCCAGAACCCCCAAAAGTGGATAGTAAAATTGCCTGCTGCGAAATTAAAATCAGCCGACGCACCTGTTGCGATAAGACAGTTCCCGAACATATATACTGCCTTGCCAAATTTCCCCGTCCGCAAATTGTCCACTTCGGTCATGGGAACATTACATGTCATTACCTTTCCGGTTTCATCGACAATCGTTTCTCCGACAATCGAATCGAAATGTAAAAGCAATTTCACGTTACTTGGCGCCCCAGGGTAATCAATGCTCAATGGATAAACAACCTTTGGGGGGACGAACCCCCCGTCACCTGATATTTGAGCCGGCGCAGAAACACTTCCACCGCTTGTTGGAGTACCAGCCGATTTATGTGGATAAACGGGCACAGTAGTATTCCCAAAATTTGTGTCGTAGTCAGACTTTTCTGCGGCCGCCTTGGTTAATATTGCCAAATATTCTCCATACGCATCATCGGCAAGTGCCATAAGTCACCCCCCTATGCCATGTAAATATCAGAAGACAATATCGAAACAACTTGGCCTGCAACGATACTGGATACGTTGATGGTAAACACATTTCCACCTGATGTACCGACGTCGCCATCTACCCGACAAGTCCCTTGAGAGTTCACTGCCTCAAGCCGTGCCCAACCAGCTGTCCCCGTAGTTACTGCCGTACCAAGGAACCCAGTGGTAGTGAAGGAACCGGTCCCCCCTGTCCCAGCAGACCATGAAATGCCTGCAATTTCGCAAAGAAGAGTTCCGTAAGTTCCGGATAAGGTACCCGCGGCTCCTTCATCGGCGCTCCCAGGCTGCGTGCCAGTATAAATCCGCAAGCAACCAGTTCCGGCCGTGCCGGTTGTTCCGGCAAGCATTTCAATAACACCTTTGTCAACAAGGTAATTCTTTAAAGGCGTACTTATTCTAAAAGCCATTTTAGCACCTCCGTTATTCTGCGGGCTGAGTAATGTTTGCAGCCGTTAAAGTGATTGTCGCGCCAGTTTTTAAACTGGTGTGCGTCAAATCAAGGTCTGCTCCGGCAACCCCAACATTACCATCACACCTAACGGCGGTACCGCTTGTGCCAGCCCCGATATTTGAATCATAAAATCTGAACCAGCCGGCGACTCCGTCAGCGATAACGACCCCCGACCACGCAGGAGTCCCGATAGGCAACACTCCCGCCGAAACTGCTCCAAACTTGACGCCATCGGTGGCACCGGTCCCTGCTGTTGAACTGATGCGAGCCAGCTTCGTGCCAGTCTCAACATAGTCTGCGCTTAACGGCTGAGCCCCTGAATAGATATCTATAAATCCGCCGTTCATCGCCTCCCCGAAACCTTTACCACCCGTTCCGGCCAATAAATTCCGTAATCCTGTTGAAAGTCTAAAAGCCATTGCCAATCCTCCATAATAAAGTAAGTTGATATAGTGACGGACATTCGATATTTCCCGTATAAACGCCGCTCCCCTGCCGTGTTCTGCCATAACGTATCTATCCTCTGTAATGTTCTTAACCACTCCAGAACTGTCTCCAACGCATATCCCTTTCTGAGAAGTCCACACGACAACATCTCCGGTCACTCCATATCCCATACTCTCCGCGCTTGTTCTCACATCAGTAAAAGGGATGGCCGTTTCCGATTCCACTTCTTCTCGGGAAAATTCATCATTCCCCTTGCCTTTGATAAACCAAACCTTATCATCCGCGACATAAAGTCCGTTATCCACGGCTCGGAGCATAACAATGTCATTTGTGAAAATTCGATACCCTGTACGGATATCAAAGTAATCGCAAAGAGGGTCGGAGATATAGAGAATATTTCCCACAGCAACAAACAGGCATCCCATGAAATATTCGATAAGAGTGCCTGCCGGCAAAGGGCTTTTAAATTCTCTGGCAGGGTCAGACAATAAATTGTCGGCTCCCTCCTTTAAGTAACCGATTTGAAAATTATTCGTGTAGTATATCCTATCGTTAACCGGCGCATACGACATACGCGCGCTTGCGGTAAGACCTGTCTTTATCGCAGTGGCAGTGTAAACATCATCCATTTGATAAAGAACTGTCCCATCCACAAACAAACAAATTACATCATCCGACCAAAGAGAATGAATATCGGAGCCCGTCAGGACTTTGTCATATCCAGGTCGTGACTTAATCGCGCGGGTGTTGTCTATATCGACATTCATCGCTTCTTTTAACGGGAAGATGTCTTCCCTTCTCCGGTCAACCGACATAGGGAACAATCGGTAAGAGGGGTCAACATTGTTTATCCCAGAAAATTTCTCCACAGATTTTTGAGTATTTGCGTCCATAAACTCTCCATTCGGGGCAATAAAAAACGGCACATAGTAAGATGGGTAAGCACCTTACCGTGCACCGTTAATTATTCTTACGCCTCCCTCCGAGTGGCCACTCTTCAGAAGAACCCCGTAATCTTATTTCTTCCCTATACCAATTCCTTTTTTCTTCTTGCCGGCATTATTCAGCGACGCAGCAATCGCCTGCTTCTGCGGATACCCTGCCGCCACCATTTCCCTTATGTTTTCGCTTACGACTTTCCGGCTTGTCCCCTTCTTTAACGGCATTGTTCAGCACCTCGCCATCCAGTATTTTATCAATTACATTAATCACCATTTCCGGATTGATGCTCTTCGTGCAGATATAATCCTTCCCCCGTGGGCACCATTCAAATCCTCGCTCTATCGGGATAAGCGGGTCATTAAAACAACCAACACCGCATACTTCATGGTTCTTTGCAATTCTATATGGATTGGGAAAATCATTCCATTCTTCGGATACACCAGTTATCATAACGCACGGCTTATCCAGAACATATGCTAACCAAGCAGGACCATGATTGAGCCCGATATAAAAGGCGCAGTTCTTAATATCCTCTATCGTTTTCTGTATCGGCTGCCCATTGTGAGAAATGACACCTTTCAGCGCCGTTGGCTCGGCTGATACAGAAACACAATCATAGCCAAGGGAATTCATATAATTAACTACTGCCTGCCATCCGCCCTCAAAGTTCCAGAACTTATTCCTCATTGTGGAATATTCGGAAAAACAGACATAAGGTCGGCTTGCCCCAAAAATTGTCACGTTTCTTTCTGGTACAGCGAGCTTCATACTTGCCTTCAATGGTTTAAATTCCAAACCAAGAATGTCGGCAGCAACTTTCTGCAGATTGCATTCTCTCCAGTTCTTTGGATTCATATTTGGTTGATTATCGAAGCATCCAACTGAATATAGAGAGTAGACATTTTCAACCACAGCGCCAGGCTTCACCCATTCTATTTCCGGATAATCAAATATCTCCTGCCACCAGCCCGAACAAACAACATGGCACCCATGTTTCTTACGGAATTCTTCCACATAAGGCATCCATGCGATTGTGTCTCCAAGTGCCTTCGACCCCATTGAGATAAGCACTCGCTTTCCCTTAAGGTCTTGCACATGCCGGAATTTTTCTATTCCATCGAGGGAAGCTACAATCGTCCATGGCAGATAATATTTAGGTGCGGCCTTACTCCACATCCCCACCTTCTGCTTGACGTTATAGATATTCTTCCCGTCAGCCTGGTAGGCAATGTCGTACTCACGATTGGAAATACCAGCGATATTTAAAAACGGCCCATCGTTGAAGTGGACAGAGAATAAATCATCTTCCCATAGATTGCGGTCAACTTGGTCATAACGATTGCTGACTTCCAAATTAACCATATGAATGTTATCTTTTCCGATATGCTTGAAAAGGTAATCCTCTAAAGGATAATCATTGTAAACATCCTTCATATCCTTAACGTATTCAGCCCATGACGAAACAACGGGTATATGTTCATTAAGGAAAGGAAGCTGGCCCGACCAAACATCCGTCCGGATAGCCTTCCCTTCGTAATTGATGCAAGTCATTGGCTTATCCGACTGAGCCACGGCTTCCATGACTTTATCGTAATCAACCTCTGAATCAAATTCGAGATAATACATCCGGTCGAATTTTTTATAGCAAAAATCAACGGCATTCCTGATGGCGTTCAGGCAGGCGACTCCGTGGTAGGGGATAGTCGAATCCTTGAATTCAACCTTGCCATTAAGCTCCCGCCAATATCTTGGAGCCCAATCGTCGGATAGAACATTCTTTTTCTCATAAAGAACGTAATCAGCCAATTCCATAATCGGAGGAGGTAGAGCATAGTGGGTAGAAATTACCACAGGGAACCCATAGGCTTTTACCTGTGTAAGCGTTTCGAGCATGGTTTCCATCTTTTCCTGCGAATTTGGCCAGCAACCGATGACAAAAACAGATTTAACCTTCTCCATTTCCTTTATTTTGTAACCGTGTTTTTCTGCGTAGCGAATAATATCCGCTTCGGAAACTTTATTGGTACTGACGTTTTCAATCATTGCTATGACAGAAGGTCGCTGGGAAATCGCTTCTGCTGGCCCGAGTTCTTGAAGGTGAGCGAATGCTTTTTTGGCGGCCGCTTCCCACGAAAAGTCCTTTCGGATTCTCTCACTGCTAATGAGAGCCTGCTTCTTGCAAGCATCATAATTATCGTAGGAATGCTTCATAGCCGCGGCCAACATATCAAAATCGGGTTCACACCACAGCCCAGGAACATCCCAATTCCCATAAATACCATAGGGCTTGATTAATTTCCGGACAGGAACCTTGATACAATCGGTAGCATATTCCGTACTTCCGGACCAATCTGCCACGATGGTAGGAACTCCACATGCCATGGCTTCAATGATGGGCAAGCCCCATCCCTCTGAACGCGCACAGGTAACAAAACAGTCGGCATTCTGTAACCGCCTGATGTAATCTGCTCGTTCCTCAAAGTGGACAACAATGATTCTTGGGTCTTGCAGGCCATAGGCTTTTAACCTCTCTTCAGTGGTTTTGTAAGTGTCAGAAGGAAATAACGTATCAACCGAAAGATACAAATTTGTCTTTAAACCCATTGGGTCTTCACTTAAAGGAAAGGCTTTCAGATAGGCTTGGATGACTTCAAGAGTCGATTTTCTTGGCTGCCACTGTCCAACATGAACAAAATTGAACGGCTTTTTATGCTCAGACGGAGCAAGCGGTTTATACATATTCGGGTCAACACCCTCGGGGACGACCTTCACGAATTCTTCCGGAATTCCCTGGGCGATTGACGCGGCTCGCTGCCACTCCGACGGCACCCACAGCTGGTCGAAGAATTTAAGTTTATCGATAAACCATTGAGGCTGTTCCGTTGATTCCCATACATTATAAAGTATGGACGGATATGGTAATCGTTCATTAACATTCTGAATAGATACGGAGTCGAGAAGCGTGATATGCGCCGTGCCTACACCATCTTTTACGTTTTGCATCAACTCATCCAGCGCCGGAAAAAACCGCGACGCATGGATACCATAGCCGGTTCGTTCGTTAAATGTTGCGTGTGCTTTTACTTCTTTATACATTCAATCCTCCTCAATCCCTCTTTCAAGGTTCCCTCAATTAAACGCGGCTCGGGGCGCGATGGGAGGGATTTCCATCTTCGGTAATGAGCCTAGCCCCGAACCCTATTTACAAGTAGTCACATCTGAAACGTATCCTTCACCATAAGAACAATCCAACTTGTATTTGTCGCCCACCAACATCTTGTGGTAAGCCGTCCATCCGCCTGCCCGAACTCCAGCCCATACTGGATATGTCACCCAAAATGGCTGGCTCTTACTTCCGGCGTTGTCGCTCCTCATGGCCTCGAACAACAGGTCATCGCCCTCTTTACGGGATATTGGCTCAGCAACTTTTACCCACACACCCGCTGCATTCCGGATAAAATAATAGGAATCTCCCCGATATCCGAAATCATGGAGAACTCCCTCTCTGTGAACCCTGTCCCCCCATAGAAACCACACAATGGGAAGGCGCGGGATAGAGGCCAGGTCTGTTTCAAACCCCGTAGGGATAATCCATAGCCGCCCTTTTTCATCGATATAATAAAGGGGCTCATGTACCTGATGGATTGTTTTACTGCCCACCATTCCGATTTCTTTGGAGACAAGAGTATTTTGAAACCCGTATGTTAAATTCGTTGCGTTTATGCGTGACAGTATATCCATAGATTACATCCTCCGAGTATATCCACCGGAACACATCTTCTTCTCCCATTCCGTAAGCCGGAGATTGTATGGCCAAGGAATGGGCTCAAAAACAGCACTTGTCTGTTTGTCGCTGTCCATCTTAATCTTGCATATTGCTCCTTGACCGGCACAAGCACCATCCCACCGAACGAAATACGAGCCAGGGCATGGCGTCGCGGTCAAGGTTACTTCCGTTCCAGCATCATACTTAGCAGTGCAACTTTCAGTGGCAAAGACTATTCCGCCGATAAAGATGAAAAAATAGATAACGAGGCACGCGCTTATAAGTCCTATTAACAATCCTAATGCTTTTGGATTCATTGCAAGATTACCTCTCCCTCTCTTACCGTCCACTGTTCTTTTATGGTGAATGTTTTTTGGTCTTTCGTGAACCCTTCCCCATGAGTGCGATAAAGAATAAATGCCCTCGGGTCAGAACATCCTCCCGCGGTTGAACAGGATGATATGGTCATATTGTTTATCCCTATCGGTGCCGGACCCATATCAAAATGGCATGAACCATCCACGGCTGAAGGTACCGCCACCGTTCCTGTTTGGCTCACCCATGTGCCCGTCACGGTATGAAATTCTACCGGAGGGTCAGTGGCCAAAGGAGGGTCACATCCAAGATATGGCTCAGCCTGTGTAGCGAAAGCCAATAACATCCCGATTGCAAATCCAAGTAATGTCAGTCCAATACTTCTAAGAATCTTCATTCTCTTCTCCCTCCTGTTTAGGAAGTGGGGCATGGCCCCACATTCCTTTACAGCCTTCACTACACCGGCTCCGCATTAGCGGCGACTACTGCCGTGATATTCGCCGTTGCCGTAGCGACTTCCTGTTCCAGTGCCGCCACTTTTGCAGGGTCAACACCAGCCGCTTCCAGGCGTGCAGGAAACCCCTGAATCAGCAAAACTGCTGCCGATACTGCCGTAATCAACTCCTGAATCTTTACTTCTAATCCTGTGATTGTTGCCATGAGCGCATCCTCCCTTCCTCGGGCCTCATCGAGCAACCCGATAATAGTGTCTAATTTCCTATCTGTTAAAACCTTCGACAAGGCTACTGTTATCCAATTAAATGCCATTGAGCCACCTCTGTTCTTTTGCATAAACCAACATGGCGTCAACAGTCGTTGTGAGGATTCTTGGCGACTCTAAGGTAAGTGTCGATTGAACAATCTCCATAACAGCTATTGCCTCTTCAGTGAATTTTAGGCGCCGGCGAAGCTCCTGCTTATATCTTTCATCCCCCTGCATCATGCTAACCAATTCCATACCTGACATTTTCATAGCTTTATAAAACCTGATTCCCGTCATAATGGCAACTTTTGTTTTGTCACCCAATCAACTGTAAATGTGCATATTCTTTTACTTTGCCATTTCGGCCGATAACCTGTGACAACCCAAGGGCTTTCCCGAACTCAACCGCCGTGTTCCACATATCTTTATAGTCCATTCTCCAGTCCGGTTTCCCATTAACCAGAATGACAAAATCAAAGGCTTTCCCGTATTTATGATTTGAGTCTAAAGTCCATGTTCTCTGTGCCTCCCTATTGGTCGTTACCCATTTCCCGTCTTTAAATGCACGACCTAATTTCCACAAGGCCAGCTGTTCCTCCTGCGTCCGTTTCGTGCAGGTGATGAGATAATCGATTCCAGAAAGGCGCATATTTACTTCCCACGCCCTCACTTTATCTCTCATCTCCTGGTCAAGGTCATTTATGTCGCGGCTCATATTAACTCCTTATAAAAAAGTGACGGGCGCTCGGAACGACAAAGGCTCCTATCATACTACCTACATTTCGCTTGAAAAGGCTTTTGGCGCAAAGGTGTAATAAATTACCATTGCTGCAATTAGCTCGGTTACATAGTCATTTTTCGGTTCTATGCTTTTCCTATTTCTACACTTTCTGATAGGATAAAAAAAGATGGATGGTTCATAATTCAAAAAGAGCCACTCTCTTTTTACCAAGTTAAAGCCATATTCAATTATCAAAGAACACCGCCCGCCACTAATTGTCATCGCCAATTCTACGATGGAGATTCTCGGCAATATCCACCACTGATATCATCAGCTTCTTCCCCTTTCGGGAGTAAACCTTTGACGACAAAAAACATCTCCTTATCGTGCCGTCTTTCATCCGGAAGCTAATTGGGGTTTGCTTTATAAACCCCTTGTCCAATATCTTGGAAACAACTACCGCCCTATCAGCCGGAGTTTCATACAAATCCAAAGCGTAAATAGTCCTTCCAACGACCTCGTTTATTCCATAGCCAGTAAGTTCCGCGAATGATTCATTCACCTGTTTGATAATAGCATCTTCGACACCTACAACCAGCATGGGGATAGGAGAAACACAGAATATCGCCCGGAACATTTCGGCATCTTCCGCCAGCATATTTTGCTGCTCTTCCAAGCGAACAATGAGTTCCTGTATCCGCTCCCAGTTTTCCCTCTTCCTTCTTATGGCCGGGATAAAGTTCATCAGAGAATAAATATCCATTACTTCTCCTCCTTCTTTTCCCTGCGCCTTTGGTCAAACCGTATTTCTGTCAGCAGCTCAAGAGCCTGCTTCTGGTCATTCTTCAGGGTCACTACCGTCTCAATAGTGTATTTAAAGTCCGATTCCAGTTTCGTAATACGGGTCGCATTGGTAAAGTACCCAGTGAACAATCCGGTGAACAAAAGGACAAGGATTGTGATAACCGCCGCCCAGGTAATTGTCAGTTTGCTATCGCTCTGCTGACCTTCTTTTATCGTTCTCTTTAATTCGTCCAACAACTTATTTTCATCCATTATTTTATCCTACCCATGTGTAATTTCCGCCGCCGGATACCGTAGTTCCACTTGTTCCCGAAGTGCCTGCCGTGCTGTAATTCCCAAGGTTAAGCCAATCTACATAATACGCTGGTTTCATCATTATCTGTGCAATAACGGGATTCATATAAACACAATATTCGCCTACAATGGCAGTACCCATAACTCCCGATTTAATGCTATCGTAATTCTTATAAGCAAAAGCCATAAAATATCCTTATGACACAACCGTGTCGGTTACGCGCCCGCAACCGTTTATTAAAAATAAGCTTGGGAGTGCTCTATAAAAAACATCTGCTATCCTATATATTGAACCCCCACCTGGCATATAATAAGGGTGCCACGATGAATCTAGTGTTAATGTGTCTGATGTATTTGACAATATTTTCTTTGCTGCGCCAGCGCCCCCACCGTCTGATATAATGCAAAATCTTCCGGCATGTTGGTTTACTGCCCATGATTGCGTAGAATCAGAAAGCGTATTATCTAAATGCCCAGTAATCATGGATATAAAAGGAAACGAATTATCATTGTTTAATAACATCCCGCCCATCGCAACTGGGTTATATGGACTTACTAAATTATTCCCTAATAACCCGATTGAGGCGCCAGGGTTGCTAGCACTGTTATACCAAATAAAAAACGGCGTAAGTAAGTATTTTTTCTGTGAATAACTTAAATAGTTGTAAAGCCCTGGATTTGCAAGTGCAGCTATTGTCCATACGTTGGTGCTAACCGTAACACCACTATCTCCCCACGTTGACACTGGGTAAAACGATGGCGAATATGTAGTTGTTATTCCAAAAACAGAGGCAGGAGCACCAATCCTGGCACTTGTCCCATAATTGCGTGGCAAAGCAGTTACTCGGCGTGTGACTGCATCAGGAGAAGCTGTAATTAACAGGCTATCACACCCCTCTTCTCCGGCAATTTGGATATTTTTACCTATACCCTGCCCTGAAGACGATGCAATGGTAATAGTTCCTGCTGTACCTGCGGTACCAACAGCAGGAGTAATAAAATTATCAAGTCTCACAGGAACATGCCCAAACATAATTCCGGTTCCATTTGTTATGATGTTCGCTACACCATTTATCAGGACTAAATTTTTGTCCCCAAGGATAAGCCCAGGTACCGTGTTTACAAGGTTGGTGGCTGTTATACGACTGCCTGCTGATGTATCAACAGCATATCTTAATCGTACACCAGCGTGGGTTGCGTTATTCCAATATTGATATGCACGAAATTCTATGTAAGTGCTCGTCCCTGCATCAATCCAGATATAACCGTAGGGCTCCTGACCAGATTCCCCATTCGACCGATATACTTTTACTGTTGCGCTAATGGTGTCCCATAGTTCCCACCCCATATTTATTAGAGCCGTTTGTATAGCTGACCAAAAAGCAGCTCTATCTGCATAAGTAAATTCATAACCATAATAAGCCATTTTTACCTCCTATGACGGTGGAACCGTACTCGTTATCAGCGCATATATACTGGTAAATGTATTGGCCAAATATCGATTAACATTGTCTGCCAAGATATAAACCGTGCTTCCGCCAACTGGAACCACATTCCAATTACTATCCATTGTAAGAGAAGTTGCATCATTCCCTGTGATTTTTTTAACGGAACTACCAGCTGTCCCCGCTGTTAAAGTACAATACTTTCCTGCAAAAAAATTAGTCCCCCACGCCTGTGAACTATCAATTAATGTATTGACTGTTGCGCTTGATGCTGTCCCATAATATCCGGTACTTGCCGTGGATAAAGAACCATCGTTGTTTGCTATCATTACATCCCTGTCAGTTGCCGAAACCCCATATTTAAAATAATCAGAAAATCTCAGAGCAATTTGATATGTTGCCTCAAGAACCGAAAGAGGCATTAATATATATTTTTTTTCATTAAAAAAAAGAAAATTGGAAATCCCTGGGGTAACTATCGGGGTAAAAGTATATTTGAATGTTGACGTTCCAGCAGTTCCATTTTCTTCAGGAGTGCAACATGGATAGAAATATTGGTATCCAACACCGTTAGTTATTCCAAAAGAAGAAACAGGTGAGCCTAGTTTTGCTCCTGTCCCATAATTATATCTAAGATTATTAACAACAATAGTGGAGGAGTCTGGGATACCAGTAATCTCCAAATTTTCTAAACAACCACTACCGGTAATTTGGACTCTTTGGCCAAAACCTAACCCCGCAGTTGTTGCAACCGTAAGAGTCCCAGCGGTACCGGCGGTGCCGTGTGCATTGATGGGAACACTATTATCCATTCTTTTGACATGGCCAAAAGCAACATAGTTCGTGGCACCAGTCCAAACGGCCACACTCATTATAAGGGCAAAGTCTTTATCCCCCCCAATAAATGCCGGTTGTGTCGATTGAATGTATGTCGCAGTTATTCTACTCTGCGCCTCGCTGTCTGCCGAATATCTACGCCTTACTCCAGTATGAGTCGTCTCGTTCCAATACTGATAGGCAGCAAACTGAATATACGTGCTGGTCCCAGCATCAATATAAATATATCCATAAGGCTCATTCCCTGACTCACCATTGGACTTATAAACCTTCGTATCGGCATCAATATCGTCATGGAGCTCCCACCCCATATTTATTAGAGCAGTGCAAATATACCCGAAGAAGGTTGCTCTGGTCCCGTCATAGTAAAATTCGTGTCCGATATACGCCATAATTAAGCCTTTAAAATTTTAACAGATAATGTGCATTTTGTGACAGTATCCGCTGAATCAACATTGAACCCAATGACATCTCCGGCCGCAACATCTAACGTCGTCCAGGTGGTTAAAGAAACATCGCTTGCCACCGTCCCAGTTGAAAGGGTCGGCTTCTCCGAACCAGCGATGGAATTTGCCACGGTAGGCACGGCGCCGGCAGCCTTCCAAACATCGATAACGATGTTGCCAGAAACGTCAGACACGATATACCAACCACTTATTACACAGGCGAATGGGATAGTCACGAAGCCCTTAACACCGGTTGTAATCGCAGAGCCTCCGCCATCCAATGTTATTCCAAAAGATGATGGGATTCCTTTTACATCGCCCTTAAATGTTCTTCCGTAATCATCCATTTATTTCCAAGCTCCGCCGATTTTAATTTTACGGGATGCCACTGTTCTCCATGCTCCATTTACTTTAATCATTTGGACCGGACTCATTTTCCAAGAACCACCAACTTTAATGGGCATAATACCACTGACACCAGTTGCATAAATAGAATAAGTCCGGTTATTTACAAAACTGTAGCTGAATGTCCCTGGCGTAGTAAAGTCATTCAAGAAATTTCTTGATGAAACACCACTCCCCGAATCATCCTTCTCGACCGTCCCCGTTGCCCAATAACTACCTAGTTTATCTCCCGCTTGTGCGGTGCAGTTTTTTCCCGTAAATATTTGTTTTGAGCCGCCTGCAACAATCGCAATATATTCATAATCCCGCATCGTATAAGAATATGAGCCGCCATCCTGGAAAGAGCCGATATATAAATCGGTACCATCCGTGGCAAAATATACTTCAAAGGCAGTTAGAACGCCTGAGTAATCAACAGGGTTCACCTCCTGCACCCTTGTTGAATTACCGGTAACTGGCGTAGCAGCCCTATCAGTCGCAGGGCTTCCTGCATCAATGATATAAGACATTATTTAACCTTATATTCACCTGCGGTTTTAGTTTTATTGATATCAGCTTCATTAAGCTCAACCAACTTGGCAACAGCGGCTATTTTTAACTGTTCAGCCGCCTTCATAATTATCGTTTTTTCTGCTTCTGGAATATTTTTAATTCCATCATAAAACACCTTACGGGATTCATAGTTTATTGATTGATTCACAACTCTTCCATCCACTTTGCACTCTAAGTCATTTTTAAGATAATTTTCGTGCGTCATAACAAGTGCCAAATCAAAGCAATAAAGGATTTCTTCTTTGGTGACACTTGGTTCAAATTGTATAGAATGATTACAAAACGGATTGAACTGCCACACTTTCGGTAAGGCGGCCAACCACACGCCGAAAGCCTTTTTATCAGCAGGAACTCCTTCATCATCCAACTTTCCGGGATATCCGCCGGCAGGAATGACCGGGACCTGAGCATAATGCTCGGCCTGGTATTTATCAAAGCCCTCATCGCCCGCCTCCAAATAAAAGGCGGCATCAACATTTATCATCCCCATGTCGCTATATTTCTGTTCGCCAATATTTGTAATTTTAAAAAACATCTTTTCACCTACGCCGTATATTGAATATAAATCGAACCATCAGGCACTCCGGTCGTCCCCATTGTCGCCGCCGTCCCGAAATAAACATTGACCACATATCCGCATGTTCCCGCGGTGCTAGCTTCCGCAGTGCCGTAATTACCTGTTATTTTTACAGACATGCAGGTAGAATTGGTACTCATAACCCCACTGGTTCCGGAGCTACCAGAATTGCCACTTGTCCCCGAAGAACCACCAGTGCCACTCGTTCCCGATGTCCCACCAGTCCCCGACGTGCCTGATGTCCCGTGTGAACCATCCGTTCCAGAGGTGCCACTAGAACCTGACGTACCTGAGGTTCCTGAAGTGCCATTACTGCCATCCGTACCGGAAGTCCCACTTGAACCGTGAGAACCATTGGTTCCCGAAGAACCAGATGTCCCACTGGTACCATGACTTCCATCAACCCCACTCGTTCCTGACGTACCGGAGGAACCATTTGAACTCGTCCCCGACGTTCCCGAAGACACCCATAATTCCCAATAGTCAGACCAACTTGCCCCTACGCCAGGCTCATTACCCGCTTCTGGGACATGAGCCGTGGAGCACATGTAAATCGAACCATCGTTTGACACTAAATCATTGGCGGCATATGAGGTTGTAGAATAAAACTCAACTTGAACCAATCCAAGAATGCTTGCATCTGGATTGTCCATGTCAGATATTCGATAATACCTGTACGAAGTAGTATTTTCGATTGTCTTGTCTTCTTTATTTGCTGTCCACGAAGGGCTCGCAACAGTTAATAAATTATCCCAATTGGTTCCGTCATTACTCCCATCAATTTTATAGTTATGCGGTTTCCAATCAGCATAAGGTGATGTTTTTAAAATGGCCCTGTTTACGGCACAGGCATTGCTCGCACCAAGGTCTAGCATCAACCATTCATCAGTTATCGCCTCTGAAGTAGTCTTCCATCCATCATCAGTTGTTGCATCAAATGCCCCATAAGCTCCATTTGCCCCAGTTTGTGCATGGGACGCCGAAGCAACATAAGGTGTCGGCAATGAATTGCTCGTCATATCCAACGGGGACACCATAACGTCACCGGCTACCCATGCGCCTTTATAGGAATATCCGATGCCGTCGGACGATGTTCCTGAAGTTCCACTGGTACCCGATGCCCCACTCCCTGAGGTTCCTGAAGTCCCGTGGCTACCATCTGCGCCCGATGTTCCCGATGTGCCTGCGCTTCCACCACCGCAAGACAAAGCGGCAGTCCCCGCAACCGATGAAGTCCCAAACCCGATAATCATGGTATTGGCGTCCACCGATGTAATTGAATCGGGTGTAACAACAACGCCGCCAACGTAAACAGCCACAACTGGATATGCGTAATTTAATGAATGACCAACCGTCCAGGCTGTTCCCGCCGTGCCTTGCTGATGGAGATATCCTCCGGTGATATTTGTGATAGTCTGCCCTGAGCTACCCGAAGTCCCCGAAGTTCCTGATGTGCCATCAGAGGAAGTCCCTGAGGTTCCACTGGTTCCATGGGACCCGTCTGAGGAAGTCCCACTCGTGCCGCTCGTCCCGTGACTACCATCGGATGAAGTTCCTGACGTGCCACTCGTGCCGTCTGTTCCAGAGCCAGTTCCGCTTGTGCCCGTCGGAGCCGGAATCCATTCAACATTATAATCAACATTATCTATTTTGGCTAAAATCTGACCCGTTGTCCCACCTGGCGGAATACCAACGCCTGAGGTTCCGGAAGTGCCAGAACTGCCTAATCCACTCGTCCCTGACGTGCCTGAAGTGCCGTGTGAGCCATCACTTGAAGTTCCGGATGTGCCGCTAGTGCCGTGGCTTCCGGCTTCTCCAATTCCCGAAGTCCCTGATGTGCCTGACGTTCCATTAGAGCCTATCCCAGAAGTTCCCGAACTACCATCGTCACCTTTCTCGCCCTTGTCTCCTTGGATTGAAACACCACTTGTTCCGGACGTTCCCGAGCTTCCATCACTGCTCGTACCACTGGTTCCTGAGGTTCCATGGCTGCCTGCTTCCCCTGTGCCGCTTGTGCCAGAAGTTCCCGAGCTACCGCTTTCGCCAGTTCCACTGGTGCCGCTGGTGCCGGACGTAGCTCCAAAACCGGCTGACATAGCATAAAGAGCTGTTCCTGCGGAGGAAGCATAATCAACATTCGCCGCTGTCCCAGCAGAGCCCATCTCTCCCTGCGGTCCTTGAGGGCCGGTTGCCCCGATAGAACCAGTTTCGATGGTTACTGCTATTGGAGTGGAGTCGTTTATTTGAACGTTTATTGGACTACCCGACTCTATGATTGTAACTTGAATGTCGGCTGTGTTTGCCATTGCGCCTCCGCTATGCTGCCGTGCCGGCCGTTCCCGCGGTCTGCGTCACGTCATACCCCAAATCAAACTTGCCTTTTAAAACAGTGTATTGAAGCCCTTCATTGGTACACACCGCAATATCAAAATCATATTCCATTGGTTCTAAACTCTCTGTGTCAGCAGGGACAAACACAATGGAAGCTGAACCCGAAGTACCGCTTGTGGTATCGGAAAATGTCGTGACAATCTTCTGCAGGGATGCTTGAGAATCCGGTAAGGCCCAATGAGTTTTTAAGGTAAAAAAGACCGTCCAGTTTTTAAGGCACACAGGCAAGCCGTCTTTATCGGTAAAAGCGAGTGGAAGTGTGCGCGAATCACCACGGGTAAGTGATAATCTCCTAAGTGCCATGATAGCCCCCTTTATCTGATAATCAGCTCGGCGGAAATTTTACTGTCCTTGCCGTTTAAGGCCGCCGTGCCTAATACACCTGTCTGGGTAGCTATGATTTTCATGTAAGGCGCAAGCACCGGAGAAAATGCAACTATGTCGCTCGGAGTTCCACCGCCACCGGCCGTACCTATCGCGTAGGCTCCAGTAGGGGCGATAAACGTTCCTTCTCGTTCTGAGCATTGTGTATAGGAATAGATGGTCGTTCCGGCGCTGCCCGCCGTTCCAGCGATGGATTTAAAAGACAGGGCAAAATTTCCAACCTGTGCAAGATTTCGCAAATCAAGAACCTGTGAAGTTCCTGACCCACCATGACTTAATTGCTGTTTACTGAATAACTGAATGGTGTGGATTAAAGCCATTGTCGCCGCCTCCCTTTAAGAAGGAGAGGGGCCATTGTCGCCCCTCCCCAGTTTTGAATGGTTAATTGCCTGCTATACCTGATGTGGCATACCAAGCGCCGGTTCCCGATAATGCTGCAGTTCCAGAGCTTGCAAAGTTTGCCCTCGTCGCCCTGAAAGCGGTTCCAGCATAGCCGGCTGAAGTGGCTAACACAGCCAAGGTGGCAACCGCCGCCGTTCCTGACGCCGCCCCCGCCATCGCTTTTGTCACCGTACCAAGAACAGTGGACTGATTTCTCTCCATGTCCTCGATGAGTTTCTTGATTTTTAAAATCGCCATTTGCTTCTCCTCCTTATGAGGTAAATGTACTGCTCAACTGGTTGTTGTTATGTGCCAAACTCCCTTGTTCTCATACGGCCTTTCTGAGATAAAACCTTCCTCATTCTGGCTGAATAAGCGTCAGGAAGTGGTCCAAACTTTTTAGTGAATACGTCTTCGTAATATTTGGCCAAATCGAGATTCATCGTTTCAGAATCCGGCTTCATAAAAGCAAGATGAGCAGCCCAATCACATAAATCGATATGGTACTTTTCATCAATTTCAGGAGAAGTTTTTAAGCCAAAAGACATTAATGGGATTCGTGATACTGTAAGGTAAGCCGTGTCGTTCACTGACGGCCCCAGCAACAAGGTTACGGTGTTGCCAGGTTCGTTCAGAAAAGCGTCAGGGTAGCCTCCGCTACCACAAGTTCCCACTGTTCCATTTGTTCCCCACCAGCCCGCAAATTCCTCATCAACCTGAGGGTAATGTAACGGGCCGCGTAAAGGATAAGTCATTGACGCCAACTGCATTCTCTTGACTTGTAGGATTTTCGGACTCAGATTATAGACGGACTGGTTGGCTATAATAGGAAGAACGCATAATGGTTTCTGTCCCAAGGTGCCGGCCGTCGCCGCCGTCCCAGAATCGCTTGCTGTGGTTGCATCGATTATTAAATGCGCGCGCCGGCAAGCCTGGACTTCTGCATAATTCGCTAAACGCAAAAGTTCCGTGTCCGGCCACAAGTAAGGAATGGTCACATCGTCGAGAATGCTTTCCCTTAGATGAAGAATTATCTCATGCCCTTGCATAATTTACTCCGCAAAACTCTCCTGCTCCGGTTTCTTTTCGAGGTTAACTCCTTCTTTGACCAAAGTGTAAGTCACGCGAGGAATGTTTCGGGTAAAGTTCTTCCCGTCCTCTTGAATCGTTTCAGTCTCTACACAGGAATCCAACATCACCCTTACGGGGCGGGGAAGGTCTATTTCTGTGCCAGGTTTGGCGAGAAAGGCGTATCCGTTAAGAGATATGAATAACCCCTCTTTCGGTATTTTTTGGCTTTCGTGAATGATAATTCTGTCACGAATATGCCCCTCCGGACTCACAAAATGTGTGGTATCCGGTACTGCTGGTTTCGGCTGTTCTGCCACTTCTTCACCTAGCTTTTTTACTTCCTTCATATAGAACTCCCTCCCTCAAAGGTTAAAGAGGGGGATTGCTCCCCCTCCAGTTGGTTATGCCTCAGCCTTGAAAGGCTCCTGATAAGGCATGTTGTAAAAATTCGTGAAGGTGCAAGTACCCATGGTACCCGCGCCACCAATGCTGAAATTACAGCCTGTCGCATACGGACCCTGCAGAAGCAGAGAACCGAGAGCAACACATTCCTCGGGCAGGTCGGGGAGTTTGCACTCAGCCGCCGCCAAAGCTGCTGTTGCGTAATCATCCTTATCTACGATGTTGCCAGGACCGGCGACTTCCGCCACTCCGGTTTTCTTTCCGTAAATAAGGAACCTGGTCACGCAGTTGGCGCCCATGGTGCCTTTGCCTAATTCAAGATTATCTCCTGAATAAGCACCAGTTCCGAGGTTAAGATTGTTGGAAGCGACGATGTTATATTCGCATCCATTGATGGATACTTTCACTTCAACGGTCGTTGCAACACCGGTTGCCGCCGTGGCGCACACGGCAGTCGTGCAGGCGGTCGCCGCAGCGTCGCCAATAACTCGGTTATTCAAACCCTGTAAGGCCCGTAAAAAAGCCTCCCAGTTTCCAAAACGTCCCGACTTCGCTTTCATCTGTGAATTGTCTCTATCGAGACTCGGGTCATCAAATTTCCTGTAAGCCATTTGTAAATCCTCCTTGTTGTAAGTTGTGTTGTCCTAGTCTTCAGGTCTGCTGCTATGTCGGCTAGGATGTTCGACATAGATGGTTTTATAGTTTTCCGAACCAACTCTTATCCGGAAACTACTTATTCGGTCGCGCAACATTCATACACAGCCATCCATGCGTCGTTCAGGATGATTGTGGTCTGCATCGTCTTCCAACTCACAGAACCTCTCTGGCCCAACGGGTCGGACTTTGAAGGAACGGGGTTAATGACGATTGGGGTGATGGCATATTTGCCTTTGAGGGCAATCATACCGTAGGCGTCTTTGCCGAAATACATGACGGGATAAATATCAGCCGTTCCACCGGTATTCAGCATGGTCGTTGATGCAGCTCCGCCTGCTGGATAAGGAGTGAAAATGGTTGATTTGATATATCGGCAATCTTCACAGGCGCCGATTTCAGTTTCCCACGCGGAGACTTTCCCGTAATCCGCAACAGAGGTGAATCCCTGCATCCCGCGGATGTCGGAGGTCATATCAACATGGGTCACGCCGACGTAGGCCGGCAGAATCGACTCGGTGTTGAATGACGGGGTGGATTTGACGATGCTCGTAATGAACTGAGCTTCCTGACGCTCCAGGGCACGAACAACCTTGCGCTGGTCAGCGCGGGTAATCGTGGTGGAGATGGAGGTACGAAGAGCCGCTGAATTAGCCAGGAACTTATTCGTACATGCCTTCAGGATATTGTAACGGAGGGTTTCGACGGTCTTTGCCGCCTGTTCCGCTGATACAGCAGTGGCTTCCTGCAGGACGGGGTCTTCATGGGTGTCCATGATGATGTCGGTAATTTCTACCAACCCACCGTACTGATACAGGGTCGCCGTGATATCATCGGCCGATAATTTCTCGGAGGCGGGGGTGACGCCTTCAGTCAACGGAGTCGTCCGTAATCCGAGTGAATTGTAACGTCGGAATTTAATCGATTGCGTCTTGTTCCCAGGCAGTGACTTCGCCTGACCAAATTTCTCAAGACAGAGATAGGGCATAGCCCTTTTCAACAGTTCGACAGCCACATAAGCGGCGGTCCGAGGGGTGATATCTCCATAAGTTGTCATTTTATAATCTCCTTATCGTGATTGTGATTTATTAAGGGCTTCATCGAAAGCACCTTCAAAGTCGGTAGCAACAGCCATGCTGGCATTAACCGCGCCTCTGCGTGTAACCGGAGGGGTCAAAGCCGCCTTACGCTCTTCCTTCGCTTTGTTGATGTCGATAACCTCACCCTTTTTCTCCACTTCAATATTGTTCTCTTCCTTGAACCCATCAAGAAGTGCCACAATATCTTCAGCGGTCCCCTGACTGTATGCCAACTGCATACCCTTTTGAATGTAGGCGGGCTTGGTTTCTATCCATTTAACCAGAGAACCATCGTCGCGATACTTCATAAAATCAGGGTGCTTATCTTTAATAAAATTGAAGTGGGCTAAATTGTCAGCCTCTTCCTTTTCTTTCGCGGTTTGCTTGACGAAACTGTTTACAGGCTCTAGCTGAGTTTGAAGTTTCTCCTCGAAACTGTTAAGTTTTTCGAGCATTTCAGCCTTCAGCTTTGCTACTGCATTGTCCCGCTTCAAACCTTCCATTTTTGAAACGATATCGAACTCCGCGTCATACTCCGCCATAGCTGCCTTCTGCTCGTCAGTAAGGTCCAACTTGGAAAGTAATTCTTTAAGAGCCGAATCCGTTCCTTCTTTATTATCCGGCGGAGGAGGAACCTGCTTTCGCAATTCCTCCAATTCCGCTGTTAATTTTGTCTTTTCTTCCTTCCATTCGTCTTTTTCGTGACGGTAAATACCTTGCAGGGTTTTCCACCGCTGTTCAAATGCCTCATCTGATTCGCCAGGTTGCTGTTTTGGTTTCCCTTCATCTCCCGCCTGCGCGTCTGCCGCAGCCTTATCTTCGGCTGCTTTGGCTTCTGCGGCAATCTCCTCTGCTGTCTTCGCAGGAGGTTCGTTCTTCGACGGGTCAGGAGTGATATCCTCCGCCTGTTCCTGTGCTTTTTCAAAAGCATCAGTAAAAACCTTATCGCTTTCCGATAAGTCCAATGTTCCCTCTGCATTGGCTATGATTTCGTCTGGCATTTCCCTCTCCTTTTCTAAGTTAAAATAAAAAAGGCGGCACAAAGAGATTTAATCTCCTCATGTCGCCTTTATCCTTCGAGTATTACTTTAAAGGTTTAGACAGTCTGCAATTTAGCCTTCAATTTCCTCCGCATCCCATCAAGCTGCTGTAACATGATAATTATGTCCTGTTTCGACAATGTCACCGTTGAACAGGTTCCATAATTACCGTTATCGCTCGCTTTTACTATTTCCTTGCCTATCATTATTCCCATATGATTTATAAAGTCAAAATTTATTTTTCCAATGACCGGTTGACTCTTGGCCCGACCATAATCGCATCGACAATAAACTTATACGCCGCTATTTCGCCTTGGTTTTGCAGCACCTCGCCTCCAGTGGCAGTGTCATTCAACTCACGTTTAGTTTCAATCATGAAATTACACAGTTCAATTACCGCCGCACATGAATCTTTCTTCGCGTTCACGGCCGCAATTAAATTGCTCTTCTCAGCGTGTCGTTCCCTCCCCATTTATTCCCCCTTTTTTGGTTTCTTCGCCACTTTTTTCTGTTTTGCGGCGGCTTCCTTCATTTTCATCCCATGTTCCGCCGCCTTCTTCTTTATATCGATGTCGGTATTGTGTTTTTCGAGGTCCATAGCCACACCAACCTTGTGGCTCTGCTCATTGTGTATCATCTTCTGACTCAACTCTGTATTTTTAGCGTTTGCCTCGTCCATCTTCAGCGCCGTTTTTGTTCTCTGGTCGTCAATCTCGGCCTGCTTCTTCGCCAGGTCGGCCTCCACCAGCCTCGGGTCGTCTGCAGCCGTTGTCTCCGGCGGTGTCATGGCCTCTTTTGTGGCTAAAACATTATGCTCTTTGGCCTTCGTTAGATTTGTCATAGCCTGAGCCTTGTTTTTGGCAATTTCGGACTTCAAAAGTTCGATTTGCAGCTGATTCATTTCCGAAGACTGCTGTTTCTCGCGAATCTTGTCGGCTTCATCCTCTGTTTTAAGCGGGATATTGATGTCATGGGCCTTCAGGCGCTCGGCCAACATATCACGACGTTCCATGTAAACCCAATCTTCGGGAGTCATGGTCGTAATAAGCTGATTTAACGCCTGCATACGCACTTCCTTCATCACCAGTGAGCTTACACCCTTGGCCTTCACATTGAAGTCGCCCTTAATGTCCGTTCGTGGGTTAAATTCCATGTTCCAAGCGTACAAATCACGGATAATCTTCTCGGTAAAGGCATCAAAATTCTTCACCACATCCTTTATGGAGATAGTGATGGTCGCCATACGGCCGGAAGTGGCCTGCGCTGTCTCATTCTGAACCATCTGACCTATCATCCATGTCGGCAGGGTCGTTTCCTCGTCGCCAAATTGCTTAAAAGAGTCCACAATTTTTAAGAGTTCATCGATATGAGAGTCGAAGTTGAGAGCCCGAATGGCCGGATACTGCGCCTCTATACCCCTTCCTTCGCGGTACCATATCTTTCTCGGGTAGAAGTCGTTGAGGTCGGTATCCGGTGTACAGAGTGACCAGTTAACTTCGACTTGAGGTCCGGCCACACACGCTCCATTATCGAGAACCATCCGTGCGGCAGCGGCGATTGCCAGCTGGGAATGGCGCATAACTCTCGCAAGTCCTTCTCCGAACAAACTGGTTTCATCTTTTTCATAATAAAACACCTTATATTGGTCCAATGCCCCGTTAAATAGAACGGCTTTAATCGGCCTGTCGCCTAAAAGCCACACGTTGCAGGCATATTCCAATGAAACATCGGGAACGTCCACTCCGCAGGCTATAAGGTCAGAGCCATCAACATATCCCCAATACTCCAATACCTGATATTTCTTCCCAAGCTGACGATTTGTCGTCCTTGAGCCGTAAATCTGATTAAAAACAGAAGCGGTTGTATCACTCGTCTGCGATGAAGATACTGCATGAGAACCGTTTCCGGCGCCAACCTGAACCTCAATCGTTTGCAAGTCAACTTCCCAATTTTTCGGGACGTAATCTCCGCCTGGGTGTTCCTCAAGATAGGCGAGTATCATGTCGCTGTAATAATCCTTCCGCTTTAATAACTGGCGGAGGTCATGCTTTGTCATTAGATGCCTCTGGAATGACCCCTCAATCATCGTCATTTCCGTCACAGTCATATCCGGATACCAGTCCCAAATTCGCGTGTTGGCAAAATATGGAGTTTCATCCTTTTTCTGCGACTCCACATATTCACCTTTTGCATCCTGTTCCCAAATGTGTTTCGTCCTGGCATTTATCATCGGCCCCTTCATAATGCCAGTTCCATACATGAGCCCTGAACGGAGAACCTTCTTTGTTTCCTCCGGATAATCCATTTCCGTCAGCTGGTCGTCGATGACACTACTCATGGATTGACAGGTTTCCTCGGCATATTTTTTAATAGCTAACCGCACTTCCTTGATTGTCGGCAGAGGAGGAGCCTGCATTGGCTGACCTGGCTGTTGCATGGCCGCGGCGGCCTGCTGAATAAGCTGGAGCGTCAACATCTTCACAGTCTCCTTCGCAATCTTTGGCTCGGGAGTCGCTTCAATTTCCCAATTCTTATCCGTCTCGGGAAAGAGCATCTCATGAAGCCGTGAGAGGACGATGTTGATTTTTGAACGGGTAATTTTCGGATAAACCTTCGAAGCATTTGAAGCCAGCTTCACGTCAGGGTCATATATCCCCTTATAAGCGCGCAAGTCCTCAAGCCACTGCAACTCCTTCGGCCGGCGGAACGCTTCATTCATAGCAAACTGATTTTTCAGCCTGACACCAAAAGCCCTCATTTCCTCTGAATCACGCTTCTTCTCATCAAAAGTCTCTTCAATTTTATCCATAGGGCTCCTCCTAGTATCCAGCTGTATTTATGGCCGGCCGATAAGTTCTTTGGCTCAATCTGCTGGTGAATGATTTCCATTTTTTGTCGTTTGATTGTTTTTCCTCAATATACATGCAAAGATATTGAAGAGCGTCTGATATATGCGAGCTAAAGTTTTTAGCAGGCATAGGTTTGAATTCCTCGCCCAGGGACTTCGGGTCTTTTTCATAATGGTATCCCCCATTGAAAGCCTTACGCATGAAGTGACAGTTTGGAGAAAGGATGAATCCTGGGTCGCCCTGATACATTTTGTTCAAAAAGGCTTCTACCGAACCTATTCGGGGCAAGATGGCATTAGTATAAGCAGGCACAACATTTCGCAAACCGACTTCTGCACCTTGTAACACTTCGAAACAAGTCGATTCATCCGTGGGCGCTCGGGATGTACCCGAAGGGTCGCCAAATCCCATTACATTCGAGCCGAAGTATTTTTTTCTCAGGAGCGGAAGAAGTTGGTTTTCGCAGAATTGACGTAGGCCCATACCATCCGAAACGAGTTCATCAAGTATTCGGAGCTGACCGAGCGGTGTGATTTGCCCGATGACGCACGCAGGCTGCAGGCCAAAGTCAAAGCCAATGAGCACATCATGTCCCTTCTCAGGTTCAAGAGGCTTTCGGGCAACGTGGACGCTGTCAACAAATGATTGGAATACCGGTTTCCCGCTGATAAGGAACCCGTACTGTCCGTCAATATAAATTCGTTTATACATCTCGTCCTTGCCTTGGGCGAGATTTTTGTAATAATTTTTCGGCAAATGGAGTGTGTTCTCTGCATGGATGCTCAACCCCGATGGCTGTTTGAAGATTTCCCAAGTTTCCGGTCTGACTCTTTCAAACATCTTGTAGAGATAGGAATCCTCGTCGGGTGGGTTCGTATCCATGATGATACCGTACCAAGAAGCGCCGCCATCTCTGCCGCTCGGGTAGCGCCCAATTCTTCCGTCCATCGCTTCAATAATAGTTTTTGGAATTTCGCGAACTTCATTGAACCATGCTCCTGTCAATTCAAGGGACAACAGATTCGACACCTGGTCGGGTCTATCCAATGCTCGGAACAGCACCTCCAAGTGTACCCCTGGAAATTTCGTGATAATAAACATATGGTCGGTAACGCGGTACTCCCCAAAGAGTCGTGGGGGAAACCAGTCGTGGAAGGTCTTGATGGTGGTGTCCTTAAGCTGTCCATATGAATTACGGACGACTGCCCAGCGTGAGCGCCGGATTCCGTCAGGACTTGGCTTTTGCTCATGCGCCCTCCTTACAATCTCCATGACACAGGCAGACGACTTGCCTGACCCGAACGGTCCCATGGCCATCCGCACCCGCTTATTCGACAAGGCGAACTTCTTTAAGGTCGGAACGTCCGTATAGTCATAGAGAACCTTGAACTGTTTTTCTGCCATTAAACAATCGTCCAATCTTCCGCGAGCAGGTCGGTCTGACTTACCAGCCAGGGGACACGGCTACCGTCAGGATAGGCCGGATGGCCCACAGGATACTCAATGTAGATATACGGCAACGTCATTTTGCTATTGGCATCGGGGCGCTGCATTAAAAGCCACATTCCTTTACCGTTCCACCCATGACGCGCCACCTTCTGATTCTCCCTCAACGCATTCAACGCATAACAAAAATCCATTTCGTCCTCCCTCTTTGGTAGTTTCCACGGGGTTATCCTTATGGAACTCCCAGTGGCCCTCCTGGCTATTGCCCTCTGCAATGGCAAAGATTCAAAATACTTTGCCCTCTCGTACATCTCAGAAAAAAATCCCATTACTTTATTCTCATATCCGTTTTGTCGATATCGTTAAGAACGCTGTTCATTTCCGCTCTTTGGCCTGGAGGAACAACCGACAGGTCTGCAGCCCTCTGCGACTGCGCAGCATTCATCTTCGGCGCCTCGGCGCTTTTCAGTTTATCCTTAACAAAATTCGCCACTCTATCGCCAATACCCAACTTTGGTTTGTCCAAATCCGGTATTGTAGGGAACGGGTCCACTCGTTTTCCTGCCATCTTTTCCTCCTGTATTCGCCCCGTGGGCGATGGTCATTTTGTTCAATGATTTCAATGTGTCTCAAAAAACACATTTTTTGATAAACAAGCCTTTTTGTGTCTCATGGACGAGTCACTCCGCCATCTGGCATTTTTCATAATAAACGAGGTTGCTTCTCTCCCCGACATAAGTGGCCAAAGAATTTATATCATAGCCCCGCGAAGTAAGCCGAGAATTAATGTGGAACTCACCAACAACATTATCCACCTGGGACAGAATATTGCTATTATAAATGGCATCATATTCCCCGCCCTCTATGTCAATCTTCAGTAATTTTATGCGTTTAAGGTCATACTTCATATAAACGTCATCGAGCGACATAAGCGCGACAGGAATCTGGTCATGCTGGGAG